TGCGATGAGTGCTGCGATCAGCGCGTATTCGATAGCGGTTGCGCCGGATTCATTTTTGCGAAAACGAGAGAAAAACTTGGACATGTGTTGCTCCTGAGACTCTGCTTTTATGAATTGGTCGGCTTGACCTGGGGGCAAATTACACGGGCAATTCTTTTTGCGCCCTTAAGTTGCATGGTAAACAGAAAATAAGCGGCATCTATGCTTAATAAATCGCTGAACTAGCGGGCGTAAAACTATAAAAACGAAGGCAGCTCGCACTATCTACGGAAGACCGGCTAAACAACCCCCACCTAAATGGATTTTTTCGTAATCAGGTGGAGCTTATTTGGTGAGCTTCGCGCCGGCCGTGCTTCACGGCGTCAGCCATGGCCTGGCACAGTTTTCCTTCGGAGACATCCTGCGCCTTTGCGCTGGTGGCGATATCCTGTTCCATGCCCCTGGCGGAAACCTTGCCCTGCTTGCCGATTTCCTCCGCAGCTTCAGCCTTGGAAGTGTGAGCCGGATGAGGGATCATTTCCAGCAGCTTGTTCTGGATTTCGATGGCCGCACCATCAGTCTAGCCTTTGTCCTTGCAGTAAGTCAGTACGCCAGGCTGATTGCGGGCGGCATTATATGCCATTTCCCCGAAAGCACGGGGAACATTTGCTTATTAAGGGAGGGGACGGGTGATGGCGTATCAAATTCGGCCAATTTGGAAAAATGGTCGAAACTGTGAGATTTGGCAATATTTGCTCTTGCGCTTGGCGCATGAATTGCCTAAACGGCTCTCACGCGACTGACAAATCAGTCGGGCGATTAGCTCAGTTGGTAGAGCGCTTCGTTTACACCGAAGATGTCGGGAGTTCGAGTCTCTCATCGCCCACCATTTACCCCCTTGAAATTGCTTGCAAATTTTGACTGAATAGATTGCGCGGTTGTTTGCGTTTTTCGCTTAGCAACAGCCTAGCAACTGTGTTGCCGTTGCTAGGGCAAACCTATTGCGCGACGTGTAGCGGGCAAAATCGCGTGGCAGCGGCGGCAAGATCAGTTGGCAACAGTTTTACGATGTCAAAGAACTGAGCGGAAGGCTCGTTAAATGCTGCTTGAAGGGATGATCAAGAGCCGCCGCTGATTATGACTTCCTGAACCGACTTACCCTTGCCGCCAGCAGCCGTGTAGGTCAGAGCCACGTCCTCGATGTCGAAGGCGGAAAAGATCGATCGGATTTCCGGCACATCGTTGATCGACAGAATGAACCGACCTTTGATGCGCGCCAGCCGCTCGGCCATCACCTCGTATTGATCCCGTTTGAATAGCTCCTTCCCATAATAGTCCTCTGTGCCCCAATAAGGCGGATCAAGATAGAAGAGCGTCTCCGGCCGGTCATAACGATCAAGGAACACCTGCCAGTCGAGATTTTCAATCACCACAGAAGAAAGCCGTTCATGCACGTCCTGAAGAAGTGGTGCGAGCGTAGTGAGGTTGAAACGCGAGCCGCCGTGACGATTTACACCGAAGGATCGACCAGCCACCTTGCCACCGAACGTCAGCCGCTGGAGGTACAGAAAGCGCGCCGCGCGTTCAAGATCGGTGAGCGTGGCCGGGTCGCTGGCCTTCAGGCGCTCGAATTCCTGACGGCTAGTGATTTGGAAGCGCAGCGTATCCATGAATTGCGGATAGTGGCGCTGCAGGATGCGAAACAGGTTCACGACATCGCCGGAGCGGTCATTGATGAACTCGGCTCGTGGTGCCGAGGTGCGCCTGAAGAACACGCCGCCCATACCGACGAACGGCTCCGCATATATAGAATGCGGTGCTAACGCGATCTGATCACAGATCCGCCGTGCAAGCTGACGCTTGCCACCGATATAGGCTGCTGGCGGGGAAACCGGATCAACAGCGATAAATTCAGCCTTCTGGCTCATGTACGTTCTTTCGAGAATCGGTCACAAGCAATTGCCCATATGGGCAAGGATGCGACGGTTATCTCTGACGGCTGTCGGGCGGGTTCTATCTTGGCGGATTGCCCCGCTGCCACGAATTGACGTGGCCGTCCCTAGTCCAGCTTTCGGCTGAGAAACTCCAGTTCGGTTCGTGTGAGGATTTCGCGGTCACGCAAGGTCAGATCGCCCACCAGCTTTTGACCCGTCAGATCAGGCCAGTATTCGCCCGATCCAAGTTTCCAGAGATGGCGCATAGGCAGGCTGTTCACGACATGGCTGTGAGGCGGATAAACCTCGATCGCAACAGCATCAGGGCCGAAATGCTTGTTCTTCAGCGCCTGAAGCTCATCCCATGTGATGGTGCCGTCATGCTCGACCGACATCAGGCCGCGCAGCTCGTCCAGCAAAACTCCGATAACGGCCGTCATGCCTGCACCCGTGCGGATGGCCAGACGATGGCATCAACGATTGCACGGGCTGCGGCTTCATCCTCTGCCGTATCGATGTCCCGCTTAGCGCCAAGGCGGATCGATTCAATTGCAGCACCTATCTGCTGCCATAGTGCAAAAGCAGCAAGGACGATTTCGGCTACCTCGGAAAGTGTCTCACCAGTGATACCAACTTCAGACAACAGAACGGGATAGTCAGCAGCCTTTGGATTGCTCGTGACTTTAAACGCTCGCGCTTCATCGACCTTCTGCTGATAGGTCATCGCCTGACCTTCGCCGGGCGTGATGTAATTCAGGCGCTCGGCTTCAGCATCGGCGTCTACTCGGCGTTTGAGTTGAACTTTTATTGCCTCAAGCTGTGTCGGTCGCCACTGGCCATCATCGCCACGTGTAATTCTCTCATCAATGCCGCAAGTCAGGCTCTGCCAGTCTTGCCCGGCAATGATGTGTTTCTGCCCCATATCATCAATATACCAATCGCGGTTTCCAGATGCGTCGATCAGTTCGCCGTCCCGATAACGCAGCCTATGGGAAGAAACGTGCAAGAGATGCGGCGGAATTTCGACACCGTCGACGGTGCCGGACATCGTTCCCACAACAAGATCGTCCTGAATTATTGCAAGCATTGGGAGCCTCACGCAAAAGCTGACATATAGAGGATGCCGGACGCCGTCCCGTCGATGACGCCGTTATAATCACTGGTGACTTGAGCTTCGACGACGTGGCGGGTAGCGGCGAGTATCTCAATCTGGTTTGCGTAACCATGAAGTTCGACGCCGCCAGTATTCGCTGTCGACCCCGAAACGCCATAGAAGGGAATGCGGGACCACTGGAGCGTCCAAAGTGCGCGATAGCGAATGCCGTCATTGCCATTCCCGGTCGTGAGAACCGTGCCCAGACCGGAAAGAGTTGCCCGCCCGCGCAACTCGGCCTTGTTCACCAAAGACGTGACTGTCGCGATACCGCCAGTGACTGAAACCGACGCGCACAGCATATCGTCATATACGGTGTCGAAAGCCGCATTATATGACGGCATGGCAGTCGGGTTATAGGTCACGTCGCTGAGGTCTTTCAGCACAAAACCGTTCGAAGGTGTCCAGCGAAGATGATATTCCTTGTTGTTCGCCACAGAGAAGGTTCGTTGCGCCGAGGAATAGTCGTCAGATGAATAGCGATAGACGCCGCGATGCATCCAACTTTGTCCAGCCGAAACGGATACCGATAAGCCGGAAACACTGACGGCGAGCTTTCCGGTGGCATTCAGTACTTCCGGGAAGACAGGATTGGTGGAAGTCGAAATCCGTTCCTGATTGTCGCCGAAGCGATCCTTCAACACGGCGGCAAGGGTGTATGGAGAGATAATCCTGTTTTGTAGGATGCCAGCAATGGCCTCGATGACAGTAGCGTATCCGCCAACCCAGTCACGCGAGGCCAGCCATTCCGTGTAGACGCCGCCAATACGTTGAAAAACACGTCCATCCGGTAGACCAACACCGTGCCCATTCTTCGGCGTAAAAATGCGCCACACTGCTCCCGACCATTCAGCGATTTTTTGGGAGTGTCCTGCCCAATCGCCCGTCGCGTTGGCCGGGATTACATAAGCGTCACCGAGTTGAGGGTTCACAGGAGGCGACGTGACCGTCATGGACACGATGGGCATCCATGGCGAGCGATTGGCGAAGCCTGGAGCGGCTATCTGAAGAAGTGCCTCCCAAAGCTGTTGCTGGTTTTCCGGATCAAGATCGAAACCAGCCTTCTCAATGACGGCGCAAATTTCCTCCTGGATATCGTTGAGGATTTTGTCCGTCACCTCAGTCCCGGAGACACCTGCTGCGGCATTCTGCGAGCGGAAACCGCGCCTCCCGCCGCCGATATCGACCCAATCCGTGCCGTTGACGCGATCCATGTCAGTTCTCCTGATATGAGAAAACAAGTTGTGTGTGCGCGGGCTTCAGGCGGCGAAGCTCGCATTCGATATCGCTGATCTCGAAGCCGCCGAGCGGCTGTCCTGCCGTGTTAATGCCTGCACGGAATATCCATTCCGAGATAAGCTGCAGCTTGACCCGCCATGTGAATTGTTCGCCTTCGGCAATAAGAGCCTGACCCGCACGAAGCACACCTGCCTTGGAAGGCCAAAATTCTTCGATTTCGATGGTGTGTCCGAGGCTTGCAGCCATCTTGACGAAGTACGGAATACTTGCACCGCCCTTAGCGATCCAGCGCTGGTGCGCGCGGCGCTGGCGCTGTTCCAGCGTTTGGCTACCCAGATCGCGCCCGCACGGATCAGGACCAAGGACACGTTCGAAATCAGGCAACAGCGCATTGGCCGTGCGTGGATCGATTTCGTTCATTAGGCTTTCGGCGTCGGCCTCGGCCTGTACGAGAACCTTTGCAATGCTATCGAGGATCGCATCAAGAACGCCTTCGCGCTTTCCGAGCGCAAAACCGCGTGGAAGCTTACCGATGAGACTGGCGAGGATGGATGATTGCGGACGAGTCATAGCGGGTCCTCGAACGTGATTTCACCTGGAAGCGGATACTGGTCGCGATCAAGCGTGAACGGTGCTGAAGGCGAGATCAGATCGTGGGCGTATTCGCCGGACGCGGCAGAGATCGCCTCGGAAATGCGTGACGGTTCAATGCGGGCACCGATAGGGCTTTCGTTCTGATCGTCGTTCGCATCGCCGATCGTTGCGATGAAGGCCGCATAGGCTTCCTGGACGGCGGTGCGTGTGGCGACCTTGTCTGGTCGAACGCGGACCGTGATAGGGATCGCCCGCATTTCGGCAGGCACAATGACGACATGGGCAGTCACCGGCCGAACGCCTGAAGACGAACCGGGAGCGCCGAGATAGGCAAGCTGCTCGGCCATTTCCGATTCAGTCGGTGCACGGGCAGAAGCGCCATCTTTCATGGCGACGATGACGCCAACAGAACCACGACCGATCCAGTCGGTTTCCGGCTTTACGGCACGAACCGCGAATTTTTCCCGCAACCAGGTCGGATAATCGAAGCCAGCGCCGCCATGCGGACGCTGCCGAATGTAGGCCATGGTCGCGTCGGCCAGTTCCGCTGGTGTTTCCGCCTCCGCGCCACCTGCAATTCCTTCAGCCGCTACTGCGATACGGTTGATCTCAGGAAAGGCAGTGACCGTGCGCAATCTGATGCCAGCTTCCAGATTGCCTGCCGGGCCCGCGATAGATGCGATGACCGATACCGCAGCGCCGCCATTAGGACCAATGATAGCGGTTTCCGTGGTTTTGAAGATCGTGCCATCGGAACCCGCGATTTCCAGATCGGCCGGAATTGGCGTTCCGGCTGCGCCTTCGATATCAACCTTGCCAACAGCGAATGTGGCCGGTCTTGCAACAATGCCATAAATGTCGGCGTGGCGCTGGACGAACTCATCTTCGGCAGTATCGACAAAATACTGTCTGCCCCACCACGCAACATGATCGTGGATCTCGCGCGCTTCCAGTGCGACGGCGCGGCCGATCATGGCAAGTGTGCCACGTGCCGAACGAACAGCACGTGAAATGGCCAGCGGATCGACAAGAGGCCGCACAAGCGAAATGCTGAACTCCATGGCCGAGGCAATGCGTTCAGCGATGGTCTTTGCGGATGGAACGGGCCAAGGCATCAGGCAGTCCTCCGGCCCGAAATAGCGGTGTCATCGACCAGGACGCGCCAGCCGAGCATTTGCGGCGCGACCCATTCCGTCTCGATCTCGGCTGGAATGCCTGTATCGGAGGTCACCCATTCAAGGCTTTCGGCAAGCCAGCTCTGGTAAAGAAGGCGGGTGATTTCGGTTTCCTTGGCGCGGTCAAGCAACCAGCAGCGCGAACCGATACGCTCACCATAGGGGTCGAGCGCGTCAGCAGCGGCACCGCGCCGGACATCGATGCCGGAACCTGTCAGGAATTGCGAGCGGCCTTCCGGCAGCGGATCATCAGGATTGGCACGGCGATCAAGGCCGACAGAAAGAAGCACCGGCGTAATCGGGGTTTCATCAATGACGAGGTCGCCATCCGCGCCGATCTCCAGATCAGCGCGGCGGGTTTCCGGGTCATAGATGAGTGCCACATCGTAAAACATGCCCCGGTTCTATCGCGCGCGCGCGAAAACGATCATGCCCGCCGAGGCGGGCATGAAACAGATTAACTTTGGGGAGGACCACTGGTCCCGCCTCCGGGAACCACACCAATGTGTATATGGGTTTTGTCGATAACGACGCCATCGTTTCGAACAGTGCCGCCATCGATGTCAACGCCGCCCGGCGAGACTGTCACGGTGACGCCGCCAACCTTCAGCACGATCGACGCTCCAGCCTGAATGCTGATGGTACCGTCAGCGCCGATAAGTATTCCGTCGCCATGCTGATTATAAAGTGCGGTTTCACCCGCTTTCAGCCCACCCATGCGGGCGGATGGATTGCCAACCGGCAGGAGAACAATGTCATCCTCGTTGCCGCCAATGGCGACCGCGACTGCTAGTGCGCCGTCCTCTGGTGCTGATGTTGCCAGCCCGTAAGGCTGCATGATCTCAACCTTGTCGCGCCAGACACCCGGAGCCACTTCCACCGAAGCGGTCTGGGTTTCGCCATCATCATTGATGTTCTTCAGAACGACACGGCGGGCGATGCCGCGAACCTTGCTGGCTGTTTCGTGATCCATCGCTGACCTCACAATGCGGATGCGGTGCCGTCCAGCGGCCCGCCCGATCCGTTGCCCTTGCTCTTTTTGCTGCTCTTCTTACGTCCCTTAACGTTCTTTCGACGGCCCTTAACAGGCTTGTTGTCGAAGGCCTCCGGCGACGTGACGGCGATTTCGGTTTCGCAGCCGCTGTCCTCCTGCTGAAGGAACGTGACGCGGGATATCAGCATGTCGCGAAACACGTCCTGAAAGGAATCGGAGACCTCGACCATTTCGTTGACCCGCCACAGACGCCCGTTCGCCTTGTAACCATGAACGCGATAGGAGATTTCCTCACTCTCGCCGCGCTTGGTGCGCATACGCCAGTCGGCTTCATCCTTGCAGCCCTTGTCGTCGGCCTTGGAGCGGGCCAAATGGACGATCGGGCGATAGCGCCTGATTTCGTCGTCGGTCGCCTCGCCACTGGCGACAACGCCGCGCCGCTCGCGTTCGGTGGCGGAACCGTCGGTGGCTTCCCTGTCTTCCGGCTTTACCGGAGCGCTGCCGCCCAGAAGCGGTGCTGCACGACCGTCACGAACGGTAGCAGCCTTTTCCGACTGGCCACGCACGATAACCTTGGAATGGCGATCCTTATGGGTGAACTGTCCGGACGAGGCTTTCACGTTCCCAGGCAGTGAAAGTGCTGCCGGAGCGCGATTGGCTCCGGTCCGGGTGATGACGACACCGCCGACACCATCGGACATGACAAAGGCATGGCGCTGGCGCGTACCCTTGTCGATGGCACTCAGGCCCGTTTCGGAAAGATCGATACCGTAGCGCGGGAATGCATCGCCAGTATCGATCTCGGAACGGACGGAAAGCCCGAACGGCTCTGCAATGCGTTTTACGGCTTCTTCCAGCTTCACATTGTTGAACTCGGACGGACCAGTCGGCGCGGCCGTGCTGTCGACCAGATCACCCGCCTTGTCCTTGCCGGATATCGAGACCATGGCGCGCTCTTCATCGATATCGGGGGAAACGGTTTCGATATAGCCTTTCAGGACGAGCTGATCCTCGACATAAGCTTCCGCTTCCATACCGGGTTTCAGCTTGAAGACCGCATTTGCTGGCGATGCAAAATCGAAGGTGGACAACGCCCGGCTATAATCGCGCAGCTCGAAGCTAAAAGAGCCGCTGAAATCCTTCAGGTCGCGGGTGATGTTGGCATTGGTCCACTGGTCGAATACCTGCCCGTTCACCTTCAGCCAGATCGAGCGCGCCATTATTCGGTCACCTCGACGCGGCCTGCCGGAATGCGGGCTGGATGGCGCGGCCGGTTGCGTTCGATGATGGAAAGATAGCCGTCCTCGATCGCGGACGGATCGTCACCATAAATATGATTGGCGATCTGGAAGGCATCTGTCGGACGGTCGGTTTCGATGATGCGCGATGCTGGCAAGCGTCCGATCGCTTCATTGATATCGGCAATCAGACACAAGCGAACGTCGCGGGTGGCGCGGATGGTGGCGCTGGCCTCGGCAGCAAAATCGGAATCGGAAAGGCTGGATAGCAGATCGGTATAGGCGTCCAGCTGGCCGACCAGGCTGTCGCGCAGCGCGCTTGCTTCCGCTCGTGAACCGAACTCGACATAGGCCGCAAGCTGTCCAGCCTTGGCAAGCGCATCGCCAGCGGTTCCGGCCAACAGCGCCGTGTCCGGACGCGATACGGTATCACCGGCAAGAACGACAAAAGCAGCACCGGCATTGGCGTTGATATCAAGCGCCTGACGTGCCGACAGACCGGTGTAGGAGCTGGTTGCTTCTGCGGCCGGGGCAACGGCAGGCGTTCCGGCGAGATCGGGAACGAGATTGACGATCATGTCCGTTACCGAGCTAGCGGCGCTGGACAAGGCTTCAGGCGTGGCAGGCAAAGATTGCGGTAGGGCTGCGGAAATCAGGGCAGAAGCCCTTCCGGCGCTGGACTGCCAGTAGGAAACAATCTGTCGGGCGGTGCGCTGTGTGGCGTCGGTGCGAAGCCGAGACAGGGTTCGCCTCGATGTCGATGTAGTGAGAGACGCGGCAAGCGAGACGAGCGAAAGGGCAGCACCGATCAGCGCCGAGGCGGTGGAGGCATAGCCTGAAAGCCCCATGCCGTTATAGCGTTTGAAGGTGGCGCTGAAGCGGACGACGCGCAGCTCGTGCGCGGCGAAGGAAATTTCTGCCGTCTCTTCCATGATGACCTGCATCGGGCCAAGCCATGGATGGATGAGCGTTCCCGGTCCCGGCGTCTCGAATGCAGCCTTCAGGGCCTGTGCCTGGGCAATATAGGAATCGCTGACGATCAGCCCTTCGACCTGGACCGTTTGCGTTGCAAGGCCGAAGTCGTCATAGGCAGCCTGATCGACGCCGGGGAACAGATGCTCGGCAACGCGTCGGCCGACCTGTGTTGACGTGTCCGGCACGTGGAAGGAAATGCCACGAAATGAAGCTGGAAGCAGTCCTGGCAGAACGTCGCTGATGCTGTCGAAGATCATGATTGCCCCTATGCCCTGCCGATGACACGGCCACGATCGGTCGTAAGTCCGACATTCTTGTTGTCGGACGTAGCGCTTGCGAGCCTGCCCGGACCATCGACCTTGATGCGGATATCGCCACCCACATTGACCGATTGCGCCGGACCGGCAACAGCTGCAAGGCGTGTCGGTGTCGAGAGACTGGCGCGCTTTTCCGGTTCATTGGAGTTGGCCGGAGCCGTTGGACGCAAGGTCGGCCCCTTCAGGTAATCGTCCATCGTGCTATCCCGACTGCCGTTCGAGGTGCTTCCGTTAGGAAGAGCTTGCCCCGGCTGGACAGTCGCACCGCTCCAGAGACTTTTTATTGCAGCTGCTAACGACTGAAGTTTTGCAAGAATGGTGTCGATGCCGCTCATAATCTTGTCTCTCACAACGTCAAATCCGCTCGACAGCATGTCCCATGCAAGGGCCGGTATCTGAATGGGCGTCGTCAGGAGGTTCCAGAGCTTTTCAACTCCTGTCGCAAGAAGATTGACAGCCTGACCGGCAGCGTCAGGAAATATGCTGATCCAGTTAGGCTTTTGGCCTGTAGCAGCCCATTTGGCCAGATCGGCTAGTCCCTGAACGACGATGGAAATCGACTTTGCAAACAGTTCGATGCCCTTGCCACCAATCTGGCCAAGCTCACCAATGAAATTGCCGATCGTCTTCAATGAACCGTCCGACGCCTTGAAGCCTGCGAGCTTCATGAGATTCGTACCGAGAATGCCGAGCGCCGTTCCGAGTTCCTTCAGGCTGTTCCACGTATCGCCCATCGAAGCAAACGCATTTCGGAGGCTTTCACCGATCGGGGCCAATGACGGTTCGATGCCGGAACCAATTTCCTTCAAATCATCCCAAGCCGTTTTGAGTCCGTTAAAGACGCTTTGAAGCACCTTCAAACTGCCAACCTTCAGACTGTCGAAATTGATGTTGGCGAAGATCGAGCGGGCACCGTTGGAAATCCGTGACCATGCACGCGGTGCAGCATCTGCCACATAGTTCCAGGCACGAACGGCGCCGTCCGACACACGCGACCAGACGCGGGAAAGATAAGGCTGCGCCTGTCCCCAGAGCCGCTTCGTTCCTTCCCATGCCTTGGAGGCGCGGTCCTTCAGGCCGTCCCAGAACTTCATGAGCCTGGGCGCGACCTTGTCCCAGTTCTTGGCGATCAGGACGCCAGCGCCAGCCAGCAGGCCGATGACAATGCCAAGCGGTGACAGGATAACGCCGATCAGAGCACCGATCGCGCCAAGGCCAGCACCGATAATCGGAAGGACAAGGCCGAGCGCCCCAAGCGCCGTGACCAGGAGAACAGCGCCGCCAGCGCCGGTCAGCAGGGTTTTCATCCAGCCGCCTGTTGCCTGATCGATCTGCCGCACCCAGCGAATACTGGCGAGCAGCCATTCATTAATTGTCGGGAGCCATTCACCGAACGCAAAGCCGACCTCGCGAATGGACTGTGTGCCGATTTCGTTGAGGATCGTCAGCTGTCGGTTCATGCCCGCCATCTGTGTCTCGAAGTCGGTGTCGATCGCTGCACCCGTCGCGGCGGCAACCTTCTCCTTGATGTCCTTGTATTCCTGCACGTTCGCCATGAACGGCACGATGAAATCCAGTACCTGCTGATCGGAGAACAGCTCGGAAACCTTGCTGGCCGCGCCGATCGCTTCCAGCTGCTGGCGAACATAGGCAAGCGCCTCGGCACCCTTAAGGCCATTCTTTTCTGCGGCCTTCATGTATTTGCCGATCTGCTCTTCGCCGACGCCTGTGAGCTTTCCGACCTTTTGCAGCATGGCTTCCAGCGGGTTGATGCCCTTGGATGCAGCGTCCAGCATGACGGCCTGAATATCGACGCCCATGCCCGCAAAGTTTTTGATGGTGCGCTCTGACAGCGCCTTCGACAGGAAATTAGAAAGATTGTTCGCCGCGATCGACGGATCGGACGTGCCCTTCATGGCGATCTGGAGAGCCGAGCCGAGGAAGTTGACGGCCTCGCGACCCTTCACGCCGAACTTTGCCACCTGTGAAGTCAGGCGCGGGAAATGCTGCGCCATGTCCTTCAACTCGAAGGAACCTTCCTTACCAGCGATCACAAGCGCACCAAGACTGTCGCGCATCTGATCGGCGGGAAGCTTCAGATTGTTGAGCATGGCGGTGCCAACGCCAGCCATGTCGGAAAATTCCGCATTCGCAGCCGTGGCGGCGCGCCCGATATCGCCAATGGTGGCGTCGATCAGCTTCTGATCGACACCGGCAGCAATCATCTGGCCTGCACCGGCCGCGATCGTTTCCGACGCCTGACCGATGACAAGGGCCAGTTCTTCATACTCAACCTTGGCCTTGGCCGCGAAATCAAACGCGGCCTTGCCGGAGAGTTCGGCGGTGCCTGCAATATCGAGCAGCTGTTGCTGGAAGGCTGCGGCTTCCTGAACCGGCCCCATGAACGAAATAGCGGCAACCGCCGTACCGAGAATCCCGATACGGCGCGCAAAGCCGGTCAATTTCTGAAGGTTGCCCGTAAGGCGGCGCATCGGACTGGAGAGCTGATCGCGAAGCCTGACCAGAACATCGAGCGCCATTGATTTTGATGCCATGGTCTAGCCCTCTGCCTCTTTGATCCTGTTCCGAAACGCCATGATGCTGTTCCACCAGAAGGTGGCGGTTGCCGCATCCATCATGTCGATTTCAGCGGCAGAGAAGCCCGATCCATCGGCGATGCCGCCGAGGATTACTTGCCAGTCTTCCGGCCACTCGCCAAAAAAGAGGAAAGCACCTGCGCAGCTGCGGTGATGTCGGCCGCATCGAGCCTGTCATAAAGCACGTTCATGATAGCCTGGTTGATCCGCGTCGAACGCGAAAACGCGACGACGTTCATCGAATCTTCGGAGGTGGCAGAAATTGCCCGCTGATCGGCTCCGGTCAGACGATGGAAGGTCAGTTCGGAATATTTCTCCTCGCGGGTCTTTCCGGCCTTCCTGATAGCCAGCGTCTGCGGGTAAAGCAGCGGCAGCGTGACCGAACCATTGTCATTCTGGATGGCATGATCCGGCAGGCGATCGTTCGGATCGATATCCTCCACAACATCTGCGACGACGCCAGCCTTGGTCGAGACGGGCTTGTCCTCGTCCACCACTACGTCCGTGACCGGACGTTCTTCGTCAGTAATGTCGAGATCGACAACATTCTTAGCCATTAATGCACCTCTTCAGGAGCGCCGCCCGCCCACTTGAGTTCAATCTTGCCGCCTTCGCCGCCGGTGATGTCCGGATGGTCAGTCAGGAAGGCGTCAGCGAAAATGAAGGTCTGGCCGGTATCGCAGACAACCTGCAATTCGCCTTCGCCCTCATCCCAGAGACCGCCGTAGCGCTGTCCCTTTTCGAGGTTCGTTGTCGCCGTGACCTCCGAAGCCTCGAACTCCTGGGCGCGACCGACCTTGCGGCCGTAGGTGACGGCATTGTTCTTGATGCCGCCAACCTTGATCTTTGCGCCCTTTTCGACGGGGATGTTTCGGCCCCGCCAGACGATGTCCACAATGCCAAGTACCTGTGCCATGGTTCTCGTTCCTTACCTTTAGACCTGGAATTCCAGCGAACCGGCGAGCACCATCAGATTGCCGACGATGTTGATCTGCTGTCGGCTTTCGAGACGGTTCTTGTCACTGGACGAACGCTGGAAGGCGCTCTGCTTGATGGTTGCCTCCACGTTCTGTATCCAGACCAGATCACCATAGCGGCGGCAGCGGCCAGCCCAGGAGGCGTGCATCCGGCGCGGCGTGACAACCGAAGAACCGGGTTCCTCGTCGTTGCCGACATTGGTCGCGAATGCCGCGCCGTCCTCATCATCCGCGAGCTTGGCACGCGGATAAAGCAGCGAGACATAGGAGTTCCAGTCGTAGCGGATGCGCGACAAGGTGGCGGGCACCATGATGTCGAGCCACGCATCATCATCCACGTTGAGGTTGGATTTCCGGTACGTGGTAATGAGGCGCGAGATCGTGACCGAACCGTCCGAAAGGCTTTCGAAGGTCGAGACACCCCGGCGCAGAAGCAGATCGCGTTCCGTCTCGATGAACTGGTCGGCAGCACTTGGCGCTTCCACACCAGGCACAACAAGCGAGCGCAACTGGCGAGCCGGGTCATTGGCAAGGTGGAAGCTCGCAAGCCCCATGACTGCCGCCGACAATACCCACGAGCTGGTCGGCGAACCATTCAAACCCACTGCCGTCAGGAACGGGCAGTTCGTCAGCTGGCCCCAGGTGCCTAGATCGGCAAACGTACCGCTCTTGCCGACATAACCGTGTGCATCAAGCTTCGACATCGCAGTGAAGCGATTAGTCAGAAAGTCTGCAAACACGCCCATATTGGTCGGATCGCTGAACGGCTGCTGGATTGCCGTGTACCAGGTATTGGCGATCACATCGAGCGCGGGCGTCAGATCGGGATTGCCGGAACCGCCCGCCATCTTACCGATT